AGGACGCTCTCCTTTGCGTTGGGCGATAAGTTTGCTCTGGGCTACAGCCTGTTCCTTGATGCGGTCATCCTTGCGGTCTTCTGCCTCTTGATCAGCTGTTTGGCGTACACCAGACTCGATCTGCTGCTCGGCAATACCGAACTGACCCTGAAGCTTTGCAAGTTCCATCTTAAGCTGGTACTCCAACTGAAGCATCTGAGCCTTCACCTGTCCCTCGAGCTGAATCTTCTGAGCATCCAGCTGTGCCTTCATCTGCTCTTCTTGCATCTTACTCTGAGAGGTAACCTGCGCGACCTGAGCGTTAGCCTGAGCTTGGAACTGAGAGTTCTGCTGAGCCATCTCCTGACGCATCTTCATACGCTTCTTACGGCGCACAATAAGCAAACGCTCGGCTTGGTCTACATCACGCAACTGACGAATAGCAATCGCATCCTCGATGTCTAGCTCACCCTGAGCGATAGACGCTTGGATGTTCTGCTCAAGGTACATACGGTCAAGCTCGTTCATATCAGCAACCACACGAACCCCGAAGTTGTACATCGGTAGGCTAGAGAAGCTAGAAAGAACAGCCATATTCTCGCGGCCAATTGCAGTCTCGTACGCCTTGTACAGAATAGACTTAGGGGGAAGGATTTGCAAACACTTAACAATGTCCTCGCAGATTCTGCGGTACAGCACAACAGATGCGTTGGTGATGTCGTACAGAGCGTTGTTTGCTGCAGCAAGCTGCTGCTGGCGCACTCCTACCAACTGGTCTCCCTTTGGAGAAGTTCCGTCCATCACCTCGTTGATACCCGTAGCGTCACGAATCATTCGCAGTGCGTGGTTGTAGATGGTGATGAGCTCGTTGATGTTTCGGATGCTGTTGTCCAGTGGGCGGATCGGTGGGTTTTGGAAGCTTCCGTCTGGGTTCTTACTGCGGTAGTAGAAGATACCCGTCTGCTCGTAGATGTCTTGAATGTCCAGAGGCTGAAGCTCTCCACCGCGACCGAGCTGTACGTTCTCCAGTCCCTCGATGTCTACAATCAATCCATCTGGCTTAGCCTTAGCAATAGACTGCTGAAGCTTGAGGTGGGTAATTTGCAGCTGGTCAGCGAATCCAATGATGGAGCTTACCATTGACTTAGGAATCATACGGCGCATATTCGTAGCTACAACGCTGTAGCTCATACGCGTACGGCTTAGGTCGTGTACGTTCTTAGGTATATTTTTCTTTACCCCGTAGTCGAAGATGTACTCTGTTCCGATGATGAATCGTCCGCCGTATAGCGTCTGGTTCTGCATATAAACAGCTTCACGATCGTATACGCTCTGCTGGGGGGCGTTGTACTTGTGGCCCTTGTAGTAGAAGCCTACGTTACCAAAGCGGGACTCCTTCTTCTCGAAGATAATGTTGTCTACACTCACGAACTCGAAGTCCATCACGTCGATGGTGTACTCGTCGTATCCGTAGTAGTAGCGCTCCATACCCACGTCATATCGCTGGTCCATAAAGCGGTTGGGATCGTTACCGAATCGGTTCATCACCGTACGTGCCATCGTCTCGTACTGCTCTTCGCTAAACTGATCGCCTGCGATGCGCTTGAGTTCAGAGATGCTCATACGGCGAAGGTGTCCTGCGTAGATGATGTCGCTGAATGTTGGGTCGTCGGTAAAGCTGTGGACGAAGTATGCGGGGTCAACGTACTCCTCTACGATTCCGTAGTTCGGGTCATTGCTGCGCTTAGTGACAGCCATACCGCAGGTGACGAGGTCCTCTACGTTACGACGGAACACACGCTCGTCAAAGTCGTTCCAGCTAAGAGTTAGATTGATTCCAATCTGTGCAGCGATTTCTGCTGCAGTTTTGATGTTGGTCTCAAGGAAGATTTCGGTTTCTTCTGCAGTGTCTGGCAAAGCGTCAGGGTCTACCTCAGTACGTAGTCCAGATTCTTTGGCTTCCTTAAGTACGTCTTTGTTGTCGATGAAGACCTTCATCTTGTTCTTCTCGTAGTCCTTCTCACTGCGAGAGAGAGGGTCAACAGCTTCTACGTTGGGGTAGAATTTAGAAGAGAGAATCTTATTTACTACAATCTTTACGAACTTAGGTACGATAGGTACTGGTGTCCAGTCAAGGTTCACCAGTGATCCGTCGCCGTTGTTTGGGTCAAGAGATGTAAGGATCTGCTTGTAGATAGACGTGTCCTGCGTGCCGTTGGCGTAGTCGCGTGAAATCTCAAACTCCTTCCAGCGCTTGCCGTATAGTGAGCCCTCGTACTCGGCACTACCCCACTGTCCGTAGATTGCCTTGGCGTACTGAAGGCCATAGCCCTTGTTCATTTTTACCTCGTGTGAGGCAAGCGGATCAGGAAACGTAGAGTCGTACCCGTTGCTTTTTACTGAGTATTGATCCATTTATCGCAGTTTATGGACAAAGGTACGAACTTAAGTTATCGCGTAATTTCCTTACCCTTACGGAAGAAAACCTTGTCGTTGAAGTTTACTTTTTTGATTTCTTTTACCTGCTTCTGGGCACCCAAAAGTGCAAGACCAGAGCTGATGGTTAAGTCAAACTTTGTTCGGTCGTCAATCTTAAAGTTAATCCAGTCCTCAAGTGTTCTTGTAAAGTACATCCTTCCGAAGTGTCCGGTCTCGTTGTGGATACCTACGTGGTCGTGGATGTAGGCTTCGATTGCCTGAGCGTGGGCTTGGATGACGTCTTGGCTGTTGGAGGGGATGCCTTTGGTCTTTACGTTAACTTTTGCCGATGTGGACATTAGATGCGCTGGACGGTCCATTAAGTACTCGTCATACCCTCGCGACTCGAAGTATCGTGCAATGCCGTACTTGTTGTTCTCTATCAGTACAGGATATCCATAGAATACAGCAGCCATAAGGATGTCTTCGTAGAATATCTTGGCAAGCGGAGGACGTGAGGCATACTCAGCAACAAACATATTTGCTGGGTGCTCCATCGAGAACTTGTTGTAGATGTGGCACGCGCCTTTAGATGCTCGGTAGTCAATCGTAGTGTCGAGGTCATAGGAGTCAACTCCCAGTACTCCGAATGCTCCGTTGGGTGGTACTAGCTTGTTGTTCTCGGTCTTTCGTTTATTTCGAATCTCTGGTGGTGCTAGCCAAGAAACACGCCAACGTCCGTTTGGGTCTGGTGCAAACACAACCTCTGTGTCCTGCTTGCCTTCCTTCCATTGAAAGTTTCCAATGATTACTGGGTTTGGGAACAGCTCCTCGTTGTGCTGAATCTGTTCGTAGATCTTCTGGATGTTAAACAGCGAAGACTTGGTGGAATCACGGAATGCTTCATCCTCAGTGAACGGAAACTGACGGATGATTTCATTGAGCTCGTAGCTGTTGTTTTGCTGTCCCCTTCTCTCGTTCTTTAAGAACGTGCGTGCACCGATTGTGGTGAACGTTCCGTCCTCAGTCATCACTGGCTGCTCTGGGTCGTCAACGATGGGTAATCCGTACTGGTCAAAGAATCCCTCTAGTGCGTCGTATGCTGGGATGAATATCTTGTACAGACCACTCTTGGTGCGTCCGTTGTCGTTGCGGTCGTTCGGATCAGAGTCGTAGTACAGATCTCTGAACTCACGCCCGCCCTTGTCAAGAGGATTTACGGTAGAGCCAACCATTGCCTTGCCAATCACCCTGCGTCCAACAAGCAAACAAGTTCTATGGATGCGCCACACCTCACGTATGTCGTTAGGATTCAACCACTTACCTGCCTCATCCAAGAATAGCATATGTGTCTTGCTTCCGTCGTATGCGTTGTTGGTTGTGTTCTTCCAGTTGATGATCGTGTCCAGTGCCTCCCCTCGCTGTGAGGTTTTGTTTTTCTTGGTGATACGCTTGGCTGGTTCTCGGAACGCAAGCTCCATACGTGGGTTGGTCGTACCGTCCTGAATGGCCGTAAAGAAGAACGGGTAGCCCTTGTAGATGGGTACAATTTTAGATCCGAACACCGCCTCTTGAGCGTCCGTACCTGTCTTGCTCATAATACCCAACAGCTTTTCCTTCACCTGAGTTCCCTCGTCAACAAGAGTTGCAGCGCTCATATTGGTGTAGCCAGAGCGTCGACACTTGGTGTAGATCTGTCCCATACAACGCGGGTCTGCCTCGCACGCAGCAAAGTGAACGAATAGTTTTCTTTGGAAGTCGAGGTAGCCCGGATAGCCAATGTCAATCTTGCTCCACTGGAGGAACATATAGTGGTGACCAGTAATGTATGTTTGAACACCGTTATTCATAAACCACACACCTTCTCTCCTGCGGCGGAACTCCTCCTCGATGTAAGGGCTCCACTTCTGTTGGAACTCTCGTGGGGATTCGTACCATTCGTCCATAGACTTGATTTGCTCAAGCTCTCGTGGCAATTCAAATCTTTGCCACCTTTGGTTTACTACTGGTAAACTTTTGAATAGAACATTCGTTGGCTCGGGTAGCTGGATGTTTAGCGACTCAATCTCAATGATAGGTCCCTCCGAATTATTCGGACAGATGTTGATCACCTCAACGCCGTCTATCATCTTAAGCCCAGCCATCAGAATTTGTTTAAGTCTTTTATTTGAATTGAGTAGTTGTCGCTCCTGAATGCAAATCCGTTGACGTCAATGTCGCCCTCTTTGAAGAACATAGACCTCTCGTAGAACTCTTTCTTCGACATATAGCCGAGTATGTACGCCACGTCTTTACTTTCCTTTACGCGGGTAAAAACGTAGTAGTCGCACCTTTGTGTTGTGTTGAAGTTGAAGACGCTACACAGGTAGTGGTCCTTTGGTGTTACTGTTGTTCTCTTTGATTTTACGTCTATCTTTTTTCCAGAGACAATCATATCGTAGTCGAAGGTGCTCGTGAAGTCAACGTCTCTGTTTATAGACTTTAGGTACCTTTCAACCACAACCTCACCGATGGCTCCGTATATGTTGCTCTTGCCTTCAGTTATGGAATTGTTCAAGCACTTGAAGCTGTAGAGGTTCTCAGCCTTGTCGATGTCTTCTTGAGTTACAGGAATCGTTATCATCGTCTAGCATTTCTTTCTGCGAATCCACCCTTGAAGTCTTTCTCCGCCTCAATGCCTCCAGACTCCTCAAGGTCTCCAACTAGCTGTTCTAGCTTCTGTCGTTCCACAATCAGTTCCTTGCAGGCAAGTGCCGTATCCTTGATGGCCTGAAGTTCCGCCTTGCGAGCTGACCCCGTTAGGTCTGGGTCCACTGGCTTACGAATCTCTTCGGTCATATTCTGGATTGCAGCCTCCATCGCGGAGATAAGGTTGCGGGCTGCGTCAACAGTGGTAAACTTAGTTACTGCTTTACGCATAACAGGTGGTGGATTTGCATACGCCACAGCTTGCGGCCATTGATGTCCATCTCATAGTCTGCGTCCTTAGCAAAGAACACCACATCTCCAACAGCAAGTCCCTCTGACTCTAGCCACTGGCTTCCGTATACGATACGACCCCAGCGCTTCTCTGGTTCTTTGAAGCTTACAATCTCTAAGATATCGCTCTTGAGTTCAGGCTCCATATCTACTGGTTCAAGGAACACCCAGTCGGCAACAGCCAACAGGCGTCCGTCCGGTTTCTCGATCAGGTACGCCTGATTGCCTTGACCACCAAATGGATCGTAGTTGACGCGGTATATCTTCTCGATTGGGTCAATGATCTGGTTGTCATTTAGTGCAACGTGATGATGGTGGAAGACATAGTCTCCAACCTCAAGCTCAGAGGTAAACTTGGCGGGAATGCCAACAACCTTAGCCTTCATTGTTCGGTACTCGAACTCGTTGAACTTAGTGTCTACGTAGA